TTCTTATACTGTTAATATACTGCGGAGCAAGAGGATTTCTTGGGGTATATCCCCACTTATTAGTAGGACGTTCGGCCTGGTACTTGTGTTTAATTTTGTACATTGCTTCGTCATAATCAGAATCTCGGTAGTGATAGTTGTAATAGTCATACCAAAAATTTCTAACTACATTAGAGCTGTCGTCGTGAAACGAAATGCTAATTGGGTTATACGTTATCTTGCCTTGAACCAAATTAGGACGATTGTAAGCATTTAGCTTTTTTACGTCCATATTAAATGTTGGTAAGCCAACACTCTTCGCCATCATACCAAGTTCGTCAAATCTTGCCGGATCTGGATTTTGGGGATCTGGTCTGACTACCTGTGTATTCAAATCAATGAAAACGTGATAAAGAAATCCAAACTTCGGAACAAGTCTGAAATTATCAGCCACAAATAATTTACTAGCGTGTTTGCGATCAGCTAGGTTGTCGCCGGTGACAGCTTGGTTTAAAATACCACCGGCAATCTTTAAGACGTCTGAGAATATATCTGCCATATGTAATATTTATGCATAAAAAAACCCGGCATAAGCCGGGTTTAAAAGTGTAACAAAAATGTTACTGGGTAATATTTTGTCCAATGGTACGTCCAATGAATGTACCGATACCCGTTCCACCTGGGGTCTGAACTGCATTATCAAATAACAATGTCAATGAAATTTGCATTGGATTATTTTCTGAGTAACTTAATTCACCGTAGGCGGCACTCTTAACATAGCAACCATAAAGTTCCCACGTTTCAAGTACAGATGGCTCATTAACGCCATTTCCGCCGTCAAGCATTTCGCAACGAGTGATAAACTTATAATCACTGCCTGAACTTGCCGAGCTTTGTTCCATAAAGTCAAATTGTTTCTGGATCTGTTCGCCAATTAACTTGGTAACGTTGCCTGGGGCATCATCACGGATAACTGCTGTAACTTCTCCCCAACTTGGTTTGCCTGCCAATTTAACCTGACTGTTATACACTGGGATAACAATGTCTTCGAATGTTACTGTTGGTCTTGAAAATGTTACCATTTGTTTGGTTAATTCTACACGGTTACTGCTTACGCCAAACCCTTCAAAACTAACGCGATATCTAAATGGTAATTTTGGCATCAACAGACCTTGGCTGCTGGCGCTTTGATCGCTAGCTAGCGGTACTGTGAATCTTGTCAATGATGCGACTGCCATATTTGTTTCTCCTGTTACTCTTATTTACCTAAATTTGGTATGGTATTGAAGTGGCAGAGCCACTTCAATAAGTACCTATATTATGCTGTTCCGCCTTTGATTGTACCAGGATTCTTTAAGCGAATTGGGATGTAGATAAACTCTACAGCCTTCATTGGCTCGATAGCAATGTCAACGTACAATTCGTTTCTAGCGATACGATCGCTAGTGTTATTGCTGGTGTCGCAAACTACTAGGTAGTCATAGATACCGCGCTTAACAATCAAGTCATTAAACACACTCTCAATTGTTTGCTTAACTTGATCACGAGTGATCTTGTCATTTGGCTCAAATAAGAACTGGTTAGCAATTGGTTGTAATACTGCACGAATGTAGTTTACAAGTCTTGCTACGTTGACACGATCCAATGAACTGCTCACTGCACTACGTGTCTTCTGTCCATATACAACCAATCCTGTACCGTACAATAATGTAATTGGGTTTACATTTTGTTCGTACATAGCATCACGCAATGCGTGGTTGATACCTGTCTTAACAAACAATCCGCTGTTAGCATCAACATAACCGATTGCACTGGCGTTGTCTACTAGACCGCGTCTTGTGCCAGCTGGTGCAAACCAAGGATATGCAACATTGTCGTTACGCAAGAATGTACGCAACATAATGTGGCTAGCAGGAACAGCAACTTCGTTACCGCTTAGGTCGTTAGTCAATGCTGTAGGGTAGTATAACGCAACGTATGGGTCACGGTTGATAGCTACTTGATTGCTGTACTCAGTAATGCTGTTGATTGTAGCTGGCAATGTCATTGGCATATCGCCAATGATAAAACCGGTTTGGCTACGATCGTTGTTCAATCCAATTAGATTTACAATCAATTCTGGATATCCAGGGCAAGCCAACAATGTAAAGTTGTAACCTTCTTCACGGATGTCTAAACTTCCGTCTAATCCGGCCTTCATTGCTTTAACAACCAAGGCACGTTGTGCGTGGTGTCCAGCATATGGTGTTCCATCTTCTTTATTGCCGCTGTCAGTTACCCAAGCATCTTTAGCATTTGGTAATACTTGATTTGGGTAAGCCTGTGCATTAAAGTAGTTGCTTACAAATTTCTTAACGTTGTATCCACCGCGGCGTGTGTTAAACATCAATGTTCCACGTGGGAATAAACGATAATCGGGGGCATCCAAGTCTAGATAATCGCTGGTTTGCATATCCACTACACTTGGGTAAGCATCGCTAATTGGATCCACTGTATCGCTGTCTGCCCAACGTGCATCAGCAAATATAATACCATTTTGGCTTACGCTATCGGTATTGTCAATTAATTGCCACTTACCAGTGGCAGTGAAACGATATAACTTAGGATAGTTCTCTAAGTCACTGCTATCTAACCATAAGTCACCAGCAACTAAATCAGTATTGTCGCTTTGTGTCAATGGCTCGCCAGCACTAACAATAACACCACGTGGGTCTGTTAATTGTAGGTTGTATCCACGAGCATCAACACCTACGTTCTTATAACCTTTCCAGCCATCTGTATCGGCAATCATAATATCAATTGCAGTAGGATCGCTGTAGTACCATAGGGTACCGTCTTCTGGGTTAGTACTTGGTGTAGAATCACTGAAAGTGTAACGAGACAATTTCCAGTTTGTTAGGTTAATGCTACCTTCTACGATATTTGGAACTACGCCATCTGTGCTTGTAGTGAAACCAGCTGTAGTTATAGGATTTGTTCCAATGCTGGTGTTTACTAGACTAATAACTCCACCAGTTTTGTGTGTTAGGGTGATACTGCCAGATGGATTTAGTTTAGCTGTAACATTTGGAATGTTGGCAGCCAACACAGCGGAAACAAAAGATGCACCGTTAATTCCGTCAACATACAAATTATATGTTGTTGGCATATCAGTACCAGGCTCAGTGACCAACATACTGAATGAATCACCAGCTGTGAATGTGCCAGCTGGTGATCCAGAAACTACTGTTGGACCGCCTGATGTAAGTTGATAGAATTTAAAACTTAATTTTCCATCATTGTTTGTGTTATACTTAACAAATACACTGTTAGCAGTGATGTTCTCGCCGCCGCCAGCCTTGTCAAGGTTGTATAGAGCATCATATGCATCAGCATACAAAGGAGCCGCTACAGTAACCCAGGCCTGAGTTGTGCTGTTATAACGCTTTAGTGCAAAGCTAGCACCTTGTCCTTGGCTAGATGTCTTCAACCAAATAGAGCCACTTGGACGAGGAATAGCATCATAATGACTCCAAGCTGGATTTTGGTTAAAGCTACCGTAGTACAATGTTGGAGGGTAGTGCATTCCACCAGTTAAGCCCAGTCCTTCGAGTGCATCACCCGAACCATCGGCTAAACTTAAGATACCATCAGTATCAGTGCCGTTGCTGGTAGCAGATTTAGTAACATAGAATGCCAAATAACCATTTTCAATTCCGGCTGTAACGCCAGGAATATTTGCGGCGTTGATATCTCCTATAACGTCAGCGATATCGTTAGTACCGGTTCCAATGTTAATGCCAACTGTATTAATTAACAACTGAGCATCAGCAGTAAAATCAATTGTAGAAATTGTACTCTTGTGCGTTGCCAAACTTTCTTGCCAATCTTCTGTTCCTACAGAGACCCAAGTATTAGAACTGTTTTTGTAGAATACATAGTTGTTAGAATCATAAGCAACCACAGCGTAGCTACCAATTGCACCCAATGTTTCATTTGGTACTGGTACTTGGCTTACATAAGGAGCATCTTCTCTATTAACAATAACCAATGGCTTCTTGTTAATATAGGTGTTGTTTACTGCATCATATTCATAGATGCCAAAGTTAGTTTTAGAATAATCAAACCAGTTTGTGCCATTTGCCGGAGATCCAGTTGGACGAACGGTTGTTCCTACCAATTGATCCAAGTCAATGTCGGCTCGCATTGCCCAAACACGATTACCAGAACCTAAAGCACTGTAAGCCGCTAGTAAGCCATACTCGTTTAATTCGTCGGCGTGAATTGGTGTCCCAGATGCGTTTAAACGGAACGTTGGTGTACCAAATGTAGCCACCAACTCGCGTTGGCTACTGATACCATAAATTTTACCGGCATTTGTTTTTTTGGTTCCTGGAGCAATAACGTTATTAACTACTTTGTTCTCGCTGGAAGCAAATAATACAAATGGAATGGTACCAACTGCTGTTGGTAGATAGGCGCTTTCGTCAATTACTGTAACGCTTACGCCTGGTGAAACTAATGCTGGCATATTAAATCCTTTAAGGTCAATGTTAAAGTTATTTATTTTGGTCTTAGCAAAAGGTACCAGTTGCAGGTCCTTTGCAAAGGTCAGCGGTAAATACACTATGAATAATCGAAAACTATGCCCTACTTGTAGTACTCGCCCCGTGGCTGTTAACTATATTAAGGAAGGATTAGTACATTATCGCAGTATGTGTACTTCGTGCATACACAAAGGTCGCAAGATCAAGCCAGCGCCACCAAGTTGGTTTAAGACAGGGTATAGAAAAAAGCCACATTGTGAGAAATGTGGCTTTAAAGCAAAATACCCCGAGGATCAACTCAGGGTATTTTATCTAGATGGGAACCTACGCAATAATACGTGGACTAACCTCAAAACGATATGTTTAAATTGTCAGCAAGAGGTTTATAAATCCCGACTTCCTTGGAAGGCTGCGGATCTTGTACCAGATTTTTAATCTGACTGTATAAATGATCCAGGGTACTGTTATTGTCTAGTACTAGGTCAAAGTCTGCTCCTATCCAGCTATATTCGCTGGGATGGATGCCTTGGCGAGCAAGTTGATCTTTGCCTATTGCCCAACCAATTCTAGTCTTACCAGCATTGTAGTTAATAGCGTGATCAATCCAAATTGGTTCTGGTCCCCTGACAATACGCACAACAATACCACCTTGGTTTCTAATTGCTATAATTTCGTTAGGGAAACGACAGTCACTGATTACAATACTGTCCTTACTGCTACGTATTTTGTTTTCTAAGCTGGCAATCCAGATATCATCGTGGAAATTAGTACGTAGTACGTCTGTGCCCCAGTATTGTAAAATCCATCTAGGTGTGATTTCTTTTCCTAGGCGTTCGCTCCACCAATCATCTCGGGTTTCTCGCCATTGACGACTTTCTTTAGTACGTCCTTCGAGCATATCTCTGGGCCAACCAAATACTGCGCTGACTGCATCTTTAAGAGTGTTAGCGAAGCTTTCTCTGCGGAATTCGTGAAAGTTAACTAGGTAGTCTGCAACGGTATCTTTGCCAGATCCTATAAAGCCGCAAACTCCGATGATATGTTTTTTAGCAGTAGTCATATGTTAAGTTTAACACTACTGCTGGAAAATGTCAAACCCCGTATTTGTTCTTTTTAGGCTTGGCCACAGTGCTGGTTTTGTTAACGTCGGCTGTTTCTTGGCTACGTTTACCAGACCAATTTTGGCCTTTGCCGGAACCTACCTGTTTGGCAGCGGCATTAATTATTTTCATTTCCTCTTCGCTGTACGTAGAAATCAACGGATCTCCGCCAATCCAATTGTCAGCTTTAGTAGGATAGTCCGGTGCTCCAGCTAAAGCTATCCCAAAGCGATAGTTTTCATAGGCACTGCCAGTGCTTTGATTTTGGCTAGGGTACGTTGTTGCATTTTGTATTGCACTGGCTTGATCTGACGTCATTCTACCAGTTGAGGTTTGCATACCGGGATCTTCTTTGGCATCTTCTGTGATAATATCTCTAATCTTCATATAATCAGCAATTCCATTTTTTTAATGCCAGTGCCTTACGTGTAGGATCTCCGTTGGGCTTTTTCATTGGCCCATCAACTCCGCCCATTCTAGCACAGAATGATTTACGGCGTTTAGCATCTTTACTACCCGGCTTTAGTTTACTAGGCTTGGTAGTTACTGCTGTTTGTAGTTTACTGCCCGGATTTTCTCTACGATAACTAGCAACACCTTTGGCGTTTAAGCCACCCTTTTTGCTTTTACCTTCTTTACGTCTCCAAGCAGCCGACTCATCGATGAACTCACTTGCTCTCATTTTTTTGCTCTCCCAGCTTTCATATTAGCCATCCAGTGTGCTAACTGCCCTTTACGGCCGCCTTGTTTAGCCACTTTACGCAATGTACTGACGCTAGCTTTAGTGGGGACTCCATAACGCTTGCTGTCGCCTTTGTCTTCGGGGTGCTTGCCATCAGCAAAGTTTTCAACTATAACTTCCCTGATTTTCATTATCCTATGACCCAGGTTAACGGGAAAGATCCATCAACATAAGTCTTAAGATCTTCCTCTAATTTATCCATTTCAGCCTGTGCTTCTGTTTTCAAACTGGCACCGTTTAAACTTGTGCCGCCTTGTGGACCAGCAATGGTGCTAAACTTCTCACGTGCTTCGCCTACAATTCGTTTAGCAAAACTATAAGCATACTCTTGTACCCAAGGAAAAATCATATGATCGTTCAACAACATAACGTCTGGCTTAGTGTTGTATACACGCATCAAAATAGTCTCTGCAGGTACGTCTGATACGTTACTCCACACTTGGGTTGAACGTAAATCAAAGGTAACAACATTCTGCGACTGCAATGCACCCTTGGCTATAACTGTAAACAGTTTCCTACTGTCGTCAACACTTTCAATCATATATGTGTTGTTGTATCCGCCAGCACGACAGTTAGAAATTGTGATACTGTCACCTTCCCTAACTGTCCAGATATCTTCTGTTTCTATGGTAATAGTGCTACCAGCGGCAAGACCGTTAGACGACAACTTACCTAATCTTACGTAGTTATGTCCTGAATTGGGTATTTTTCGAACCAAGGTTAATTTTTTGCTTACTGGATTCCAAAGGAAATCCATATAACCACCAAACATTTTCATTGCCAGCTCTTGGTATTGTGTAAACATTTCGTAGTTACTTAGGCCGCCAACACGACCAGCAACCAACATATATGTATTCAAGTAACCAGACGCAAAAGGTTCAAATTGACTGGCAGTTGTACCAGTGACACTGCCAATACCTCGGCGATGCACACTACGCACCAACATAATTTCTTGTGGCAAAATGTATTCCTGTACTTCGGGCATTAAGTCTAAAAATACATAGCTTTCTTCTTGGCTATTTTGCGCTCTTTGGCGATACTTGATTAACGCCTGTTTAATAGCTAGATCGTAGTGCTCCTTGTCTAGTTCAACATCAACGATTTGATCTGCAAGGCGCAAACGTATGTAATCAACAATATCGTTGCGTCTAGAATTAAGTGTGTCTAAGTTTGACGGGTCAAAGGCAATAGGGCCCGGTCCACCTAGATGGTCCGCTGGTGTTGAAAGCGTGTCTTGTTTTAAACCTGATTTGAGTGTGGCCATAAGAAATCCTATACAGATATTTACCTGTATAGGATTCTAAGTTATGCTACTTTGAGCAGTAGTGTATCTTCGTTAATACGACCATTTAGCTTGATTTCCACTGCTTTGATGTCCTTTAGGAAGGTACGCAATGCTATCTTGCCTGCTTTGGCAAATTCTTTAAGCTGTTCTTCGGGCTTACGCAATGTCTTAGCCACGCTCTTATCTGTATCAAATCCCTCAATGCTGGTACCTTTGATAGAGAGCTGTTTATAAGAAGCCGCAACATACTTGCCTAGCTTACGTGTCTTAGCATTGTAAATCCAAAGCTCTGCAGAACCAATAATGTCTGCTGGATTAATGGACACAATCTTAAGTGCTTTGTCATCTTTTGCATACTTGATCCTGGCTACTAGTTTTTCTTTACTAGGAGCCTTCTTGACACGAGCTTTCTTTGTGGCTTTCTTAACGCCACGGTATTGCTCAATGCCGGCAAGTAGCTCATCAATCCAGGCAAAAATGCGTTTATAGTCTGTTGTTTTTAGAAAACTGTATGCTTCCTTGAGCTGTTCATCCTTCTTTGACTGAGCCTCTACCAACTCTGCTCGGTGCTTACTGAACACAGATGTATACTTGCCAAGTTGGCTTTGCACAACATTGTTGTTAGTAAACCAATCGTAAGGTTTGAACTTTTCTGCGGTATTTGCAATCACGTCATCAAACATACCTTCGAGTTCGCCAATGAGCTCGCTGGTTTTTTCGTTAAGACGATCTTGGATAGTAGGACGATGGGCCAACTGCTCCGGTGTAGACACTGCAACAATTTCCTCAGGCTCTGCTTGGTCAATGACAGCTTGCACACTTGACAAGATGAACTCAATGTGACGCCCACGGAATGGCATTCCTTGGCGGTGCGCCATAATCAAACTGCACACTGTCATTGGCAACAACCGGTCTCCTGCACGGTTGAACGTGCGGATTTCCTCTGCTGATAGTTTGCTGTTTTTTTGCAACCATTCCACCACGTACTTTTTACAATCTTTTTGACTGTAATAATAATTGTAGTAGTAAAAACTTTTACGGAGTCGATTGTCGAAC